TTTTGTATTAAAACCCAATTGGATCAGTGTATTCAGTATTGTATCTTTGTTCATGAAACTTCCAATATTCTGGACAACCAAATTTCCAACCTTTAGGAACGCGAGGAGCTTTCCAATAAAATACACAATCCTGCCATCTATTGCTACGAGTTGCATTATGAATATAAATAGCATGATAATCTTCAGTCAATTGTTCCATCAGATCGCAAAAAAGCTCATAACTAGGAATAATAGACGCATAATTACGATATATTTTTTCTCTATTAGACTCAATGGGTTCACGAAGAATAAATATACCGTCAATATTAGTTCTGATTGCCGGTTTAATATCCATTGCATATTGCAAAGAAAGAAGATAAAGCATCTTCCAATGTCGACCTTTTTTATATAAAGCATTCTGCAATGGTTTGTTAAAAACTTTAGGATCGTCGGTGCAATCATCAAGAATAAGAACTCCCCAAGAATTCTCTAGATGTTGACGAGCTAACTTTTGACGTTTTACAAAATCTTTAATTTTTTCTTCATCATACTCGTTATATACAAAAGTACTAGGCATAATTTCTGCAAAAGCATGATTTGTATCTTCAGAACCACTCATAGCCATTCCTATTGGAAAAATATGTTTCTTTGCATACAAAAGACCTGTAATAAGAGTACTTTTTCCTGTACCTGGTTTACCAATGACTACAATTTTACAACCTCCGTTGTATTCTGGATCATTCATTTTATGAGTTAAAGGAGGAATAATTTCGATGTCTAGCTCTTGAATTTCAATTGTTGATGGGCTACTCATTTTGAATCTTACTTTTGTCTTGTTTAAACCAAAGTAAGACTAAAAATTATGACTCAATTTCTTCAAGATGTTTAGGTGGTTTATTCCAAAGATACCATTTTCTCTTTTTTAATTTTTCTAAAATTTCGTTTGCTGTATAAAAATCAATTCCGCAATATTTATCTCTCTCATCTTCGTCTTCTAAATAAATTTGAGCGGAAACAATATCCTTATTCATCAGCTCTTGTAAATTGCAATTGACAATAACACCCAGCTTGTATAAAGGATCTGTTATTCCAATACTACCTCCAGATATATTAAAACGTTGCTTTTTATTGTTATAAAAATTAGTTATGTATTTAGGACAATTTTCCATATATGGAATTCCATTAGCAGGAATAATAATTGTATAATAAGACATTTATTTTTGTTTTAAAAATTTAAAAAAAATATCAATTTAATAAATGAGTGATTACATTAATTGTAGTAATTATCAAGATTGTCCAATAGAAAAAAAATTAGATTATACCGATAAAGCTGGAAAACTATCTTTTGATTTTTTATTTGTTGGTTGCTGGGGTGTATATTGCAACGGAAAAGGAACAGAGATAAAAAGTTACAATAAAAAGAAAAATAGTTTTGAACAAGACAAAAAAACTAAATATGGTCAAAAAGAAGTTGTTGCCAGCATGCGTGACTTTTCAACGACTAAAAAACAAGATGCAGTTATCTTAGCTGGTGATAACGTATACAACGATAATGATCCAATAGAAGAAGTAAAAAAAGCTGTTATTGAAGCTGGTAAAAAATTGAATGATAGTGAAAAAATTCCAAAGATAATAGATTTTTTTATAGAAAAAGTAGATGAGTTTCCAGAAAATGCCGAAGTAAAAAAAACAGATGTACTAAGTTATCTAGAGAACATTAAATCAGAAGAACCTAAAATTAATAAAAAAATCAAGAAGGTTTTTAAAGAAGTAAAATCAACATTACTTAATATGCCTAAACAATTGGATGAAGGATTTGAAAATTGTATGGGAAAGGTAAACACTGATAATTTTTTTATAGGTGTTGGAAACCATGATATTGAAAATTGCGATGTTATAAATAAGCAAATAAATTATAAACATCTTAAATGGAAAATGCCAGCGCTTTCTTATAATGTTGAGGTTAAAATGGACGGTTTTAATGTAAATTTAATTTTTATCGATACAAACATGTACGATGAAACGTGGTGTCAAGGTAAATATCCAGATAATGCGAAAGTTAATCAAGCAGATTGGCTTGAAAGAGTATTGTCAAAATCAGAAGAAAAATGGAATATTGTTATTGGGCATCTTCCGTTTGCGTGTGATCCACATAAAGAACTTGAAGATAGTGGAGCACGCACCACACCAGGTATTTTAGATCTTATTAAAAAACATACAAGCAAAATTGACTTATACATGTGCGCTGATGAACATTGCCAACATTATGTTAAATATAAAGAGAAAGAGAAAGAGAAAGAGATATCTTTTCCACCAGAAGTTATTGCTGGATCAGGTGGAACAAAATTAGAGGAGCAAATTCTTTCGATTCTTCCGCCGGATCAAGTTTTATTAAGTCGCATTAGTTTTGGTTATGTTTCTGTTAAAGTTTCTGCTACAGAACTTAACTTGACATTTCATTCTGTTAAAGTTTATGAAGATGAAAAGTTACATGAAGATGAGACTTTTACAATTAAGAAAACAGATCGTAACAAAAGAATACAAGTCTCATGAGTTATTTTAATTTACAAGAGACTCTTCTACAATACGTTCATTTGAAACCATAATCATCACAGCTATAGCTATTACGAAAGAAAATGTAGCGGAAGAAGATATTACTAATTCCCAAGAAATTTCAACATTACCTGTTTGTTTGTCTACTACTTGTACCCATGCCGGATTAATTAAATAAAGTATGCCAACAAAAATACCAAAAGATACTACCATTGATATATATGCCATTGTTACGGGATCTTTTTTATCCAGTTTAATCATTATTTACACTAAGTAAAGATTTACATTTTACAGATGTAAATCTTGTTAAAAATTTTTATGTATGATTTTTTCGCAAAAAACTTAAGATTTCCCAAAGTACTTTACAATCAAACTCATTATATTTAATAATTTCTTTCATCACGTCCGAAGATTCTGGGTGTAAAGAGTGGTCCTGATAAGTTTGCCAAGCTCCAATCATAGCGTTTATTCCATTATCACACTTGCTCTCNTTGNAAGTAGATATCATATCATGCTTTCTCATTGCTCGNGCAATACTTTTAAGTCCAAACTTGAAACAATCTTTTATAACTATAGGCTCTTCTCTAAAAAGTTTGCACAAATCACACCATTTGCTTAGTTTCCAGTTTTCTGAAATATTACTTTTTTTTGAGTTTGTTGCAAGATCAAACTGTCTAAACTCAGCAGACTTCCAAAAATTTGATTCCGCGTGCCAATAATACATCTTTGGCCTTCCTAGATCAGTAATAAATTCTACAAATTCATTCATAATACGATATTCTTCTTCACGAGTTGGCTTTGAACATATAAAAGTTTTATATTCCCACACTCCTTGATCTCCTACTCTTCCAACTCCAATCATAAAAATCATATCAGTACAAGACTGTTCTGGAAGTGATGAAAAATCAGAAAAGATATCTCCCAAAGTCTCAAAATCAACATAAACCTCGTTATCAATAGTCTTCCACTCGTAAAGGTTGCTTTTGATTACCGCAGGTCTTATTTTATCAATGTTTTGGCGATTAATCTCAAGTATAGAGTCTATAGTTGCCGCACGTGTTCCGTTAATATTCATTTTTTTAGTGTTACACAAAGGATTTCTCCATGTAAGGATTCCTTTTTCAATAGCACTATTTCTTTGTTTTACTCCAACATACCAAATATTAGTCATCTCTCCCAAAATTTCAGCTATTTTTTCCTTCTCACCGTTCCATTTGCCCGAATCTACGCACATATTTGGATAAAGTTCTACTCTAGACGGAGGAGTAAGAGTCCAGGAATTTCCAAACTCTTTTACATCTCTCACCCATTGAATTGCTTCTATAGTTTTACGCTTATAATCAGAGTCAACTGAATCATAAGAAATTTTTCCTAATCGATTAAGACATGTTTGATTATGATTTGCAATACCACACTTGTTGAATCTCCACCTTCTTCCCATAATAAAAGAATGTGGAGCTGTAAAACCTTGAATCAAACCTACAGCTTCTGTATATATTAAACACTGAGCTTTATAGGCTGGATAACTTCCAGAATTTAAAAGATGCACGCCGTCTGCTCGGAGAGGAAGTGTTGAAAATTTGATGTCAACTACTATATAATGATATGGCTTTTTGAGTGTTGGTGACGGAATATTAATTTCTGTCAGAGAAAGACAAGGTTCTTCTATTAAATAATTTAAATAATCACTGCGTATTAAAATATCGACAACACCTTGTGTACGGGTTATGTTATTTCTTACAGGAGCAGAATGTATAAGAGGTGCTCCTTCAAGCATCAACTCCTTAACTTTTTTTAAACTATCTTCTGTAATATATTCAGAAACACTTACCACAGGTATTTTATTTACATTTATATATTTTATTAATTCACTCTCAAACTCGATACCACGGTTCATAATAAACTCTGTAAAACCATATGATTTTGTCTGAAATGAAGAATTATTATTAATATTTTTGTGATTACTAAAATTTAGCCAATCAACTAAAGGATCTTGCATCATATAATTATACAAATGACTAGCTGATACCATCTCTAATTCTTTTGACTGATTTGCGAGTGGTGTAAGTTTAATTCTTTTAGATCTTGTGTTATCAGCCACACAGCTGATATGTCTTTTCAGTTGCTTTAACATTTAATTTAAAAATTTTATTGTTTAGATTAAACGTTGTAACTTTTTTTTAATCTTTAATAAATAATAAATATGCCAAAGTTGAAAGAAACTAAGCCGGCTACCGTAAAATTACTTTATCAAATAATGTATGATGTTCATCAAATTCTTGCAAACAATGGTATCAAATATTGGGCTGATGGTGGAACATTTTTAGGAGCTATTCGTCATAAAGGTATTATTCCATGGGACGATGACCTTGATATTGGTATTTTATCAAAAGATATTAAGAGAGTTCTAAATCTAGAAAAACATCTTAAAAAGTGCGGGTATAGTATATGCAAAGTATGGTTTGGATATAAAATTTTTTACACCAACAGAAAAAAAATTGTTATTGATGATGTAGAACAATGTTATTCTTTTCCATTTGTTGATGTATTACCATATCGCAAATTTTCTGACGGAAAATACAGTCTTTCTTTCAAAGCCGCTCGCGATGCGTGGCCAAAAGAAGTTTGGGAAGAAAATGATCTGTTTCCTATTGGAGAATATGAATTTGGAGATTTTAACATTTCTGGGCCTAATAAATATCAAAAATACTTTGACAACTATTACGGAAATGATTGGAATAAAATTGCGTACCGTGAATATGATCACGAAACTGAAGAAGCAGTTGAAAGTATAAAAGTAAAATTGACTAAAAAAATGCGCGAACCTGCTCAGCCAACAGATAAAATACGAGATCGTGAATGTGTAAAAGCATGCTGGGACGGTACAAAGTCAAAACTTGAAGGTGATTTTTGGATGCAAAAAGATACCAAATCNTGTTCTCGTTCCGGAGGTTGTTATAATAATTTTGATGTAAAAATGGGTGTATATGTTGTTAACTGTTCTATGCACAAAAAACGATATGAAAAATTTAAAAAATATGCTAATAATGCAGGAGTAAAATCCTGTCGTGTGCCATGCATTTTGGGTAATAAATTTACACAACCATTGATGTGCGAAATGATAAATAAAAAATTTGTGTCACCAAAAGCAGATATGACCACAATTGAAATTTCTATTAATATGTCGCANTACAATTGTTGGCAAAAACTTATCAANTCGTGNAAAGATTATGCAATAATACTAGAAGACGATGTTGAATTGAAACCGGACTTTATTGAAAATATAAACCTTATTATGTCTAAATTAGAAAAAGTTGGTTACGAAGATTTTTCNGTTTTGCACCTTTGGAACGGTAATTGGTCGGAAACTGATGAAAATCATGAATTTATCACTCGTGTTGCTCCAGGTATTACAGTTGTAAAAGAAACAGAAGAATATAATGCCGGCGCCGCTGCGTACATTATGTCCCGTAAATATGCTGAATTTTTAATTAAGCGTTTCTTTCCTATTAAACTTCCACAAGATATTATGATGGGTAGTTATATAAATCAAGGAAATCACTTATCTCTCAAAATGAAATATCGTAAAAAAGATGATTGCTACCTCTCTCCCCTTTTAGATATGGAATGTGGTGGTCCGGGAGGTACTGGAATTCTTACAACTCAACAATACACTGCGCCTACAATTGCAAAAAGATGGAAATGTAAAAAATGTTAGACTTGTTTAAAATGAAAATTGAACAATTTGAAAATTTTATTTGCAAATCAGGTCAAAACGCAAAAGAAAATTGGAATCTTTTAGATCAAGCAAAAAATCACCACGTTTTTTTACACCTTTCATCTTTTCCTTCTGGTTATGTTATACTTGAATACGATGAAGACTCCAAACTTTCTCAGTTCATGCTGCACACAGCAGCTCAAATATGTAAAAATAACACAAAATATAAAAAAATGAAAAACATTAAAATAGATTGGTGTAGATGTGATAATCTTAAAAAAGGTGATATGATTGGCGAAGTATACTTTAAAAGTAATAAAAAAGTAAACCAAATATAAATAACTTTATTTATCGATAAATAAAGTTTTACTTTATGGAAAATTATTAAACCAAAAATATATTTAAATTTAATCAAATTGTCACAAAAAAGATAGTTATTTTGTCAAAAGCTTGATTCATAAACTTGGAGTTCATTTTGATTCTTCTGATTTTTAAGTCTTTGAAATTATATAAATGAAAACAAGATCTGGATGTATTTTAAATATTTGCTCCAGTAGTACAAGTTGAACATGTACCGAAGTTTATTTTGTACAATCATATAAACTTCCTAATGAAGATATTTATTATGTAAAAAAACAAGCACATAAATGTATATTAGTTTGAACTCTTGATAATGATGTGCTAACTAATAAAGCAGGAAATCCTATTGTATAATCTTCTAAAAGTAAAAAGCACGTATCTGAATCACTGTTTCCAGTAGTTACAAATGTTTGAACACTAATATTATTACAACAATATCCTAACATTAATACATCACCTTGATTAAATGTTAAACTTTTTCCACTTTCAACAGTAAATGTCATTGTATAAACTTCTTCAGTACTTGATGGTATAGTAGAACTAGCCTGACCTTGTAATATAGAACCAGAACGTACTGAACCTTTAAATATTGCCCATCTACATGTGGCAGAACCACCAAGAGGGGCTGTAATAAAGAACTTTATAGTATTAATTGTAATTGTATTAGGAACAATAGTAGTGTTAAAATAGGAAGATGAACTTAATAGAGTATTGGTAATTCCAAGATTCATAGGTAAATAATCCCAACCTGTTAAACTGCTAATTGTGCCTGGTTGTCCTGTTGCTCCAGTTGAACCAATGTCTCCTGTCCCGACAGGCAACAAAGGAACGTAAGGAAGCAATTCCTGTTGCGTAAATAATTTTATACTTTTCAAGTATGAAATTTAATTTGGATGTATCTTTTGTAGCCATATAACATTGTTAAAACTTTCGCCTAAATTATAGGCGGTTATATGATAAGCCGGATATGTAATGTCATTATCCGAAGCAATAAAAACTTCACATCTTAAACTAGCACTAATACTATCTGATATTTGGTAACTTGTGCCAATAGCAACTATTGCAATATTTCTGGCGGTTGTATATGAAACACCTCCGAACATTTGTGCAAGCGACCTACAATCAGTAGAACCTGTCGGTTGAGTTATTAAATTGGCTCTTAAATAATTATTTGATTCGTCCCACGTAAAACTCATTTTATCATCTGTGTAAAAAGTTGTATCAACCGAATTAGATATGTGAAAATAAAAATTGGTAACAGTAGAGTTACCACCTCCTCCACCACCACTTGCTCCTGTTGCACCATTACGAAGAGCGAAACCAAAATTCAGATTAGGATAAGTTCCACTAAGTGTAACAGCTGGTGTAACATCTGTTCCAGAACTAGTAACACTAGCTGTAAAATTTGGATTTGTAGCATTAGTTCCTGGTGCACCTGTAGCACCTGTAGATCCAGTATTTCCTGTAGCGCCGGTTGATCCCGTATTTCCTGTAGTACCAGTCGGACCAGTTGCCCCTGTAGTACCTGTTGAACCAGTATTTCCTGTATTTCCGGTTGCCCCAGTAGTACCAGTTGACCCTGTTGAACCAGTAGTTCCAATATTTCCAGTTGCCCCAGTAGTACCAGTCGGACCAGTTGCCCCTGTAG